TGCGTAGCCGTTTGAAGCTTTATAAATCAGTTTGTACAGCGGCCTAAACTCAACTGATGGGAACCCTATGAGCGTTAAATCAGCAAAGGAAAACGCTTCAGCCTCGCCCAAATTATCGGTAGCAGATTGACCGATGATTGCAATAACGGGGTACGTTAAATTGTTTGTGGCCAGAATCCATGTCGTAGCGTGTTGGTTGTTGCCAACGTCCGCCGTACTCCAAACACCACCTGAGACTGAGTTGTACTGTGGTCTGGATGTGCCCTGCTTAAATGGGAAATCTGTGGGGGCGTCCATAACCCACGAAGTGCCTTGCAGGTGCAAGACTGGAATCTTTGCGGGGAACAACAAGTTCTGTTGGTATGTACCAGCGGTAGGCGTAGCAGTCGACACGATGTCGATCTTCATGTCCTCGTCAAAGAACGTACCAGACTCAATTGCAATCTGCGTAGCCGCGTTGGTAGCTGAGTTGTTCAGCGTATAGCCACTAGCCAAGAAACCATTCGCGATAGCAGCGCCGCGTGTGCGGTGCAAATACTCGTGAGTCTGCCAGTCGAGGACAACACCATGGCGTTCGTCGCCAAAGTAGACAGCCGTCGACGTAGTCGCGTTCCAATAGATGTATGCCGTAGGAGCATGTTCTGCCCAAGAGAAAAACGACATCTGGGTCGAGAGGACGCCAGATGAGCTGAAGTAGATGTAGTGCAGTCCAGTCGTGTTTGGAATAACGACAGTCTGGGCGGACGTATAGGTGTACTTTACGCCCTTGCACCAGACTACGAATTCAGACGCAACAGGAGCAATCGTAAATGTACGAGTGCCGCTATTGAATGAAATCGCGGACTGCGTCTTATCGGCATGGCCAATAGGCTCGCCGGTAGGATCTACTGACGGTTCCCACGCCGTACCGCTCCAGACGAGCTTCTCCCCTGCAGCCGGGGCGTCAGTCGAGACGGCACGGCCTTGGATCTTAGCTACGTTGGGAGCAGACGAAGTTCCGGAAAGGTCTCCGCCAACCTCAACCTTGTCTGCATTGAGGTTAGTGAAGTTGGCGTCCAGCTCATTGTTGGTGAGTGGACTTCCCTTTCCTGCGCGAGTCGTAAGATTCGACATGCCTTGCCCCTATTAGGAGATCGTTACAGTCCAAGTCACCGCCATGCTGTCGGCTGCGCCTTTGTTCACAACCGCAAACGTAGTGCGGCAAAGCATAGTCCCAGCAGCGCCAGCATTGAACACGCCGGCCTCAGTGATGGGGCCAGTGCCAGTGCCTGCACCGAAGGTCGCGAAGTACGTCACAACAGAGCCGCTCGCCGTGCCGCTCGTAAGCGCAACGCGGCCAAGTTCGTTGCCAAGCGTCGTGTTGCCAACGACAGGGCTGGTTGAGCCTTCGCCGATCGCCATGTGGCTCATAACGGCAGAGGCGGTTCCAACCATGCGCGAAGCGATGAAGTCCTTGCCGACAGTGACGACGAGGTTGTTGAACTCCAGCTCTTCCTTCAAACCGCCGTTCTCGTCGAACAGCCGGATCTGAAGCTTGCCGGTGGCCTTGATGTCTTCTACAAGTTTCATTTACTGAACCTCAGTTTTAGAAAGTGCGTGAAACGCCGACATAGTCTTCGGCGAAATAGGAGATGTCCGCATAGTCGGTCATCCGCAAAGCGCCGGAGTCTGATGTTGATTTAGAGTCGCTAAGACCCTTAAAGAACGATAGGTTCTGGGAGTCGATAGCGTACTCAGTTTCCGAAAAGCTTCTGTTGAAGTTTACGGCATAAGACAGCGAGTCTGAGACATCAAACGAATCAGAAAGAGATTTTCCGATTGTCTGCTGCAGCTCGTCTTCAATGCTGAACCTGTCATCTGCAAGCGCAACATCTGCAAGCAGCTTGCTGAAGAAGCTAGACGTTGTATCTGATGTAGATACAGAATCATCCTTTGCAGCAAAGAATGTGAATACGCTGCTGTCTAGCGTAGAGAAGTCATCGCTCAGCGGCTTCGATAGGTTGTAGCGACTTGTGTCATTAGCCGAAAAGAAGTCAGCCTTCGCAAGCGACATGCTTTTCTGAACCGCATCAGCTGCGGCCTGAAGATCAGACAGCCCCTTGCCGAAGTCCTTCGACTGTATCTGATCGGATACAGCCTGAGAGTCAGTCGATCTCTTGCCGAAGCTGAACCTAGAGGAATCGACGGTCGAGAAGCTGTCGGCGTTGCCCTTAAAGAAGACAAACGTCCGCCTGTCAGACGTCGTTACGATGTCTGCAGGAACCTTCTCGAAGGTAATGAATACGCTATCGACCGTGATCTGAATGTCGTTGACCCAGCGGTCAGGCGGGGTCGGATCTGCGTAGACATTCGCGGCCTGAAGGTTGATGTACCTCAGCTCGCCAACAAGGTTGACGTAGCTCAGCTGTCCCTTCAGCTCTACATATTCAGGGTCTAGCCCAAGTGCTACCCAGTCACTCTGGGCGCGGACGTTCTTGTACGAAACATCCGCCGCAGCTTCGGCTATCTGGATGCTAGGGCTTGGACTCGCAACCTCGAAGATTGCGCGAATCATTAGAAGTCAGCTCTGACCTTCAGCTTCAGAAGGTCGTACACGGTCTGGATGGTGCCGTTGAGGTAAGTGACCTCGACCTCTGCTTCGTAAGTGCCTGCGGTATCGAGCGCACCGGATGACCACTGAAATGCCACACGCCCGTTGGCTGCGTCAGTGACTGACCCAGTGATCGTCGCCTTGATCGCGCTGGAGCCAACAGCGCGGATCTTCAGCCGCACAGTCGCATCAGCCAGATTGATCGGTGCCCACGTAGCCGGGTTTGTCGAGTCCAGCGTCTGGCCGACGGCGGCCTCGTTGCTGTCCTTCAGGTTCATGTACAGGATCGGGAGAGTGTCTCCCTCAACCAGCGGGATAGTAGTGCTGTAGGCCATTAGAGTCTCCGCATCTGGACGGACAAGTCAGACCGCACATGCCCTCGAACGGCTCGCTGACGGGCGGTATTCACGCCGCGACCGAATTGATCCATCGCCGCAACAGCAAGCTGCGGGTTCGTGTACGTCTTTCCCGGTGACATAAACAGCCGCGCTTTGGCACCGTGAGCGATCGTTTCCGCGTAGTCCTCGAACAGGACGTCATCAACGGTGTTCGCGGTTCTGGTCGGCTTGTAGGCAACGCGCATCGTCAGGGCGTTCGCGACCGTGTCTTTCGGGATGGGGAACAGCGAGAAGGTGCGCTCGTCCTTCTGCAGGATGTACTGCGGCTCAGCGCCGTCCGTGCTTGCGCCGACGAAGGTGCGGTTGTACAGCTCAGCCCTGTCAATCTCATCAGGGGCGACGGGCTGAAGCTCCTTGGTCTTGTACCAAGCCTTCATGATCTTGACTACGAGGCTGCCGGTGGGCGGCTCGAAGTCGTAATCCACAACACCCGCAACAACTGTAAGCGGGTCGTGGTCGCGCTGCAGGATCAGGGACTTCTCGCAAAACTCGATAAGCGATGCCTTCAAAGCGAGATCAACGGAGATCTCAGGGCAGCCGGGGACGTCCGGCAGGACGTACGGGTAGAAGCTGGTGAGAGTTGCCATGACTTAACCTCCAGCCTCCACTGTAGCGACCCGCGGGACTGCGCCGCCGACGTTGTTCAAGTTGGGTGAGTTCGTGAGCCGCTTCTTGTTGCCAATGCCGACTAGGTTGGCAAATGCCTGATAGTGCATAACCGCACGCTGGGCATTGCCGGCGAACTCAGCATCCTTGCTCAGGCAGCGGTAGACGATATAGTCCACCAGCGCACTGATGAAGATGTCTTCCTTCTCAAGGGCTGAAGAGGAAACGAGGTCGGCAGAGATAAGCTCCGCAGGAGCCTTAGAGTAGACGATGGTCATCTTGTGACCAGAGGCGGCAGGCGGGTAGACGTAGAACGTCTTCGGCTCGCGCTCGTCGTACATGAAGTTCTTGATTGAGGTTGATGCCGGCTCCGTGTGCCAGTCAGGCGAATGCGCATCCAGAATCTCGCGCTCGACGATCCTGACTGCGCGGCCAATCACGTTGGCAGAAGTCACGTTTCGGATGGCATCGATCAGCCGTGTTCCGTCTGACGGAATTGTCTGGCGTGTGCCGGCAACAAGGGCGTGGTTCGTCGTCTCCGCGTAGAGATCTGGACGTGCGGCAGCGAGGTCGCGCCGGCCATCGTTCAGATAGTTCAGAAGTTCGGTGTCAGTCCAGCGGACTTTACCTACGTCCTGAATCAGATCGCGTACACGATCGAAAAGACTATTGGGCGTTAGTGCCATTAGATTCTCCAGACTTCTTTGACTTTCTCTTCCTTACAGGAACTGTCACCGTCTCAGTATGCTCTTGCGAAACAGTCGCAACAGGCTGTTCCTCAAACAACTCGAACTCTGGATCGTTCGCGAGAACCTTCGAGTACGAGTATACAAACCCTGTCCGCTTGTTTCGTAAAAGCATGCCTTCCTCCTCAAGAAGAGAGGGTGGCCGGGAATCCCCAACCACCCTCCCTGTTACCTACTAGGGATTAGCCCTTGTAGAAGAAGCCCTCGACGAGAGCCTCCGGCTTCACGACCTTGTAGCCGTACACGTTCAGGCCACGGACGATGTTGCCGAACGTAGTCGTGCTACGGAGCGACTCCATCTTCGTGATCTGAGACGCGAACGTGATCGCATCACGGGTACCAGCGAAGCAGCTGAACGCCTTAACGCTGGCGTCCGCACCCTCACCAGTGATGCCAGTCTGCGACGGGAGCAGGTTGCTGACATACAGGGTGAAACGATCGATCATGCCAAGGCGGCCATTACGCAGCGGCGACATGGAGTCGTTCGTGATCGAGGCGTCCTTGAGGTCGGACGTCTTGATCTTCGACGCCATCCACGCCGGGATGACGACCCAACGGCCATCTTCCGGAGCGTTCTGCTCGTCCAAGCACTGGCCCATCGCGATCAGGTAGTCGATCACGTTGGTCGAGGTGACCTTACGGGCAGCCTTCGAGCCACCGACCGACACGCCGAGGTTGATGTCGCCAGAGATCGCACCGGCAGTCGCGCCCTCGTTGGCCGCGACCGAAGCGCCAACCAACGCGCCAAGCACGTCGGTGTCCACGGCAATCTTCATCTGCTGAGCAGCGTCGTTCGTGAAGATGTCCATGAGCTTGAGATCCGACTGCACGTCATCCACGTCATCAACGACGACGGAGAAGTACTTGCCCTTGTCGATCAACAACTCAAGAACGTCGTTCGTCGGAACCTGCGCGGCAAGCGTCTGGCCCTTGAGGTAGTTGTTGATAGTGATCGACGGAACCGTGCGGATCTCGACCTTGTCGCCCTGATCCTTGATCTCACCTTCCCAGTCGTTGTTCGTGATATCAGACAACACGGTCGTCTGATAGAACTTGACCTGAAGCTTGCCAGACCAAATCTCAGGGATGAACTTGCCAGTGTAGGCATCAACGCCCGAACCGGCACCATAGTA